ACAAATAGACTTACTAAACAAAGGAGCTATAGGTGTGGGTTGGGTTATATCTTTTCCACAAGCTGATCGTATGGGTGGTGATGAAATGTTTGCAACAGCACTAGGTTATGCACCTTCTGTAATAGCTATGTTTGAAGACGGTAAAGGTAATTTTCCTGCATCACCAGGAACAGTTGTTTTTGGTAGTGATAATGGTGGTATACTTAGTTCAGGAGTAAAGGCTAATCTACCTCAACTTTCCACTCACACTTTACAAGGGTTAGCCGTTGCTCCTACTGATGTAGATCAACTTGTAAGAAGAATACCCCTTTTAGTCAAAACACCAAACAACGAATGGATACCTAGTTTTGGTACACAAATATATAAGGCCTTGTTTAATGTAAAAACATACATTATAAAAACTAATGATAATGGTATATCAGAAATATCAATAAGGGGTATACCGCCAGTTAAGGTAGATAGTCTTGGCCGTAAGTGGATAAGCTGGGTTGACACACCACAAACTGATTTAAAAGAAATGAATGTTGCAGGTAAGTTTGTTTTTGTTGGAGTTACTGCTAACGGAGTCATGCCACAAATTGCCACACCTGTAGGTTTATTAGAGCCACATAAAATCCAAGCAGCACTTGCAGAATCAATACTTATACAAGATAGTCCTTATATACCTGATTGGTCTTTAGCAGCAGAGCTCACAATACTTATAACCTTTGTTACTTTTGTATGGTTTGCTTTACACATACTAGGTATTACTTGGGGTATTGCTGTTGCTACACTTCTAATGGTTGTAAGTGGGGGGTTAGGTTATTACCTTATAAACAAAGGTATGTTGGTAGATGTATCTTGGACACTTATATCAGAGTTTATTACAGGATCTATAGCCTTTTATTTAAGATTCAGACAACAATACAAACTAAGACAACAGATTAAAAAACAGTTTGAGCATTACCTTGATCCAAGGCAAGTCAAAAAACTACAGGATGATCCTAGTTCGTTGGTTCTTGGTGGTGAGCGAAGATATTGCACGTTTCTTTTTACTGACGTGAGAGGCTTTACTGCTATGTCTGAAAAGCTAGAGCCAGAAGAAGTAACTAAAATTATGAACAAAGCTCTAACAATACAAGCTGATGCGGTAAAAGAGTATGGAGGTATGGTAGATAAATATATAGGTGACGCTATGATGGCCATATTTAATGCTCCTATTGACCTTTTAGGGCATGAAACTGCCGCAGTATTATGTGCTAGAGATATTCAAGAAAACATAAAAAAAGCAGATATTGACGTTGAAATAGGCGTGGGAATCAATACAGGTTTTGCATTGTTAGGTAACTGTGGATCTGAAGATAGGTTTGATTATACGGCTATAGGGGATGCGGTAAACCTTGCAGCTAGACTGGAGAGCTCAACCAAAGAAGTTGGTGAAGATATTGTTATAGGTTATGATACTATCAGTTCAAGTAATTTTAGCAACGAGGTATTGTTAAAAGAACTTGATAGTATTTTTGTAAAAGGTAAAGAAAAACCAATTAAAATATATACATTACAAGATGGTTAATAAAAAAATGACAGTAAATGATGTTGCAGAAAGACTTACAAAGCTAGAAACAATATCGCATGAACGTTGGAAAACTGCTTTTAATGAGTTTTCTGACATCAAACAAGAAATAACTTATATAAATTCAACCATAAAAGCTGCAACCTTCGGGGTGTTTGGTTTTATTGGTGCTATAGGTATTGCAGTTTTAACGAGGTTTTTAATATGAAGGGATTACTAAAAAATATTATAGGTGCGGTAGCTCCTACTTTAGGATCGGCTATGGGGGGTCCCTTAGGCGGTATGGCTATGGGTAAGATAGCAGAGGTGTTAGGCGTATCTAACGATCAAAAATCTGTACAACAAGCAATACAAAATGCTACACCAGAACAAATGATGGAGCTTAAAAAAGCTGAACAAGAGTTTGAAGTACAAATGAAAGAACTTGATGTAGATGTATTTAAGCTAGAAGTCGCTGACAAACAACACGCTAGAGGTATGTTTAGCAAAGACTGGACTGCTAGAATTATAGGCTTATTTACTATAGGTGGCTTTATGGGTTACATATTTTTAGTAACTATTCAACCACCAGAACAAAACAGCGAAGCACTTATTAATTTAGTGCTTGGTTATCTTGGAGGATTAGCAAGTGCAATTATTTCGTTCTATTTTGGAGCATCTAATACCAGCGACAAAAAGGAGTAATATGAAAATATCACAAGAAGGTTTATCGCTAATTAAAAAGTTTGAAGGTTGTGAATTAGAAGCATATAAGTGTGCTGCTGGCGTTTTAACAATAGGATATGGTTCAACCAAAGGTGTTAAAGAAGGCGACAGCATTACTCAAGAAGAAGCTGATGAATTACTTTTACATGAAATGGATGAATATGAAGGTTACGTAAAAGATAGCGTTACTGTTGATCTTGATCAAAACCAATTTGATGCTTTAGTGAGCTGGGTTTTTAATCTAGGTCCATCTAATCTCAAAGCTTCTACTATGCTTAAAGTTTTAAATAGTAAAGAATTTGAAGAAGTGCCATCACAAATTAAAAGGTGGAACAAAGCTGGTGGAAAAGTTTTACAAGGCCTTATTAGACGTAGAGAAGCAGAAGCTTTGCTATTTGAAGGCAAAGAATGGCATGAGGTATAAGTATGCCCTTACAGAAGCTTACATTTAGACCAGGTATAAATAGAGAAGGTACTGCCTACGATAATGAGGGTGGTTGGTTTGATTGCAATCTTGTAAGATTTAGAAAAGGTAGACCAGAAAAGTTTGGTGGTTGGGCCAAATTGACATCTAATACATACTTAGGTACAGCTAGAGCTCTACATTCTTGGATTTCATTAGAAAGCACCAAGTTTTTAGGATTAGGTACACACCTAAAATACTATATAGAAACTGGATCTGGTTTCAACGACATTACACCAATAAGATCAACAACATCAGCAGGAGATGTAACATTTTCTGCATCAAATGGTGACGCTACGATAACTGTTGCAGATACTGCACATGGGGCAGTACAGTTTGACTTTGTAACATTTTCTGGATCTGCAAGTCTTGGCGGTAACGTTACTGCTGCTGTTTTAAATCAAGAATATCAAATAGCAACTATAGTAAACGCTAATAGTTACACAATAGAAGCTAAAGACACATCTGGTGCTACTGTAACAGCTAATGCTTCTGATTCAGGAAATGGTGGATCATCTGTTGTTGGTGCTTATCAAATAAATGTAGGATTGGATGTATATGTTCCAGGTACAGGTTGGGGTTTAAACGGATGGGGCTCGGGTGCCTTTGGCAGTACATCTGCTTTAAGTGATACTAACCAACTTAGAATATGGACTCATGATAACTTTGGTGAAGATTTAATAATAAATCAAAGGAATGCTGGCATATATAAATGGACTGAAAACAATGGCTTGGGAACAAGAGCTGTAGAACTATCTGGTATTTCAGGTGCAAATCTTGTTCCTACAAAAGGATTGCAAGTAATTACATCTGAAAAAGATAGGCATCTTATAGTTTTAGGTGCAGATCCTATATCAGGTTCTACCAGAACTGGAACTGTAGATCCTATGCTTATAGCATTTAGTGACCAAGAAAACGCACTAGACTTTGAGCCATTATCTACTAACACAGCAGGATCATTACGACTATCATCTGGCTCATCTATAATTGGTGGTGTAAAGTCTAGGCAAGAAATATTAGTTTGGACTGATACAGCTCTATACAGTATGCAGTTTATAGGCCCACCCTTTACTTTTGGTATTAACTTAATTAACGAAGGCACAGGGTTAATAGGTCCCAAAGCAGCAATAACTACTCCTAGTGGTGTCTATTGGATGAGTTATAACAACTTTTATTCATACAACGGTAGTGTTCAAACTTTGCCTTGTTCAGTTCATAACTATGTGTTTACAGACATAAATCTTATTCAATCTTTTAAAATAAATGCCTTTACTATAAAAGATAAAAGTGAAGTAGGTTGGTTCTATTGTTCTAGTAGTGCAACCGAAGTGGATAGATATGTTATTTACAACTATGTAGAGGGTATTTGGTTTTACGGACAGCTAACTAGAACTGCATGGCTT